GGACTAGGTGTTGGTGGGGGCGGGGGTGGTGCATCTTTACCGGGTTTTCCAAGAAAATACGATAGCCCAGCTTCTATCTTTTTAATTAAACCATCAAAAGGTAGCTTTTTTGGTGCTGGTTTTCGTGCAGGCCAGTTTATATTTGTACCACGAAGATCAAACCCTGGGTTTATTGGCCTAGTGGGTACCTTAGGGTTCATACCTATGCCCATACCAGAGGCTAGAAAGCCTGCTTGCTTGTAGTTTCCTTCCGAAGCTGCCCAAGCTGACCCTATTCCAAAAGCTGCTTGAATAGGCTTTTGTAGGTACCTTAACGGGGATAAGCCCATTATTGGGTTTGTTAAAGGTGATATAAGATTACCCATGAACATACCTTCAGCAAAACCTTCAGGTGCCCTAGCTAAATCTTGATCCTTTAGGCCAAGTGCGTCACCCCCAGTTTTTAATGCTTGGCTCCCTGCACCGAACATCGCAGTTGTGGCCGCCCAACCTTGTGCCCCTCTTGCAAGAAAACTTGGTAGCATTGCAGGTACACCGAAGAACCCAGCGGCTAAAGCAGCAGGTGCACCTACTGCGAACAGTAAATCACGACTGCCTTGCGTGGTTTCTCTATAGTTTTCTTTATCTATTGAACTACTTCCCTCAGTAGCAAGTGATGAGCTACGGTGTAAATTTGTTAATACTTTAAAAGTTTTTTCATCCATACCTTTAGAGTTTTTAGGGTCATTTAAATATTTAATTCCCTCAGTAGTGTTTGTTCTTACACGATCACTATTTGGAGTAAGTTCATTTAACCTAGTTCCCATGCTTATTAATTTTTTTTGAATTTGTGTTCTGACTTCTTGTGCGTATGTGGGGTCAGTGTGCATTGCACCAGCTTTAGTCATACCTTTAAGTATGTTCTCAGGGTGCATACTTTTAGAAAGTCTTTCTATTTCTTCATCTTGTGTTTCAATCCTGTCAGGTTCACCAAACCTATTATATGTAACTTTTGAAGGTATCTCAAAATCACGCAAGCCCGGTAGTACTTTATTTCGACTAAGTGTTGGTGCAGGTGTTGGACTTGGTGTTGGGGCAGGTGTAGGTGCAGGTAGCACTTCTTCTTGTTCTAGTTTTTCTATATCTTTTGGTGCAAAATCACGCAAGCCTGAGAGTTTTCTCTCAGGCCTGCCATGAATTATATCGCGCATCCCTTTTATTCCCATTTTATTTACTCTTAATCAATGTTAGGGAGTGTAGAAAAATCAAATACTGCCGTGTCCGTGCTGTAAAGACGCAAGATGTAGTTTCCAGCGGTCATACCTGCATTTGCACCAGCTAACCCATAAGTACCGGATTTAACTACAGATGCGTGTGCTTCAACACCTAGCTGGAGTTTCTTAGCGTTTGTGCCTAAGCTGCCCTCCTCGTAACCAAATTGGGATGGAGTTACGGATGGGAAGAAGTAACCTCTGGGTATAGAACTATCTACTTGAGTTAGAGTAGAAAATTCAAACTTAACAGCTAGCCAATATCCCGAACTAACTACACTCGAACTTGAGTACTCAGATAGAGAACCAATCTGGCCGCCATCTGTAATACCGGGTTGGTGAGTTTTACCGTGTCGTATATCCCTAGAGTTAACATTGCCTACAAAGTTTTGAACATTTGCATCATTAAACCTTGTCATTAAGAATTGCAGCTTGCTAGCCATACCCTTAAAAATAAGATCTATAGGTGCTCCGCCTGCAATATCGTTTTGAATATCCCCCCACTTGAATTCAGTTTCAAATTCAGGAGATTTTTCACAAGTTCCTAAGTACAGTGCTGCCGCAGGTAAGCTAGACTTGTGGCCTACATACACATGTGCTGGACCCGTTACATGAATTTTAGCTGCCATAGTTAGTTCACCTTTGCTTTAATGGTTGAGGTTAAGGACTTAATGTGTCTGTAGAGAATAAATTCACGGATGTTTGGACTTACTGGCCCCACAGCTACGCCGTTGCTATCCACATTAGTGTTAGTAAAGTACATTTTAGGGATGCACTTAAGTTCTAATGAAACACTCTTTGCACGGGTTCCCATCTCAGATATCTTTTCCTTTGTAGGTACCACAGAGGTAAAGTGCAAACCTTCAGGGTGTGAGGTTAAGTGGTCGTTTTCGGTGCTACCCGCTAAGAACCCTTGATGGAATGGGAAGTAAAACAACAAATCAAAGTCGAACCCCATACCTTGTGAAAGTGCGCCCATCTGTGCTCTTGTAATTTCTCCTCGATTAAGGCCATCACTAAACAACCCTGTTGCAATTTTTGCAAATACAGACTCATCGTATCTGTTTAGTGTTAATTTAATTGTGCCTACTTGCCCTTGATTAGCATATGATATCGGGGTTTCGCCACCGATATCATTCGTCACTTCTTCCTTAAGGCTTTGAATAGTGATACCTGGACTTTTCTGACATGTTCCTAGGTATTCTAAGCTTTCAAGTTGTGCCGTTGTGTCCGCTAGACATTGCCCAATAAAAATGTGGGCTGGTCCAGTTGTAATAATTTGTGCCATATTAACTCCTTGGGTTGAATAGTTCGTTTGCCGCAGATTGTCTAACTCCGAAGTATCTGTCTAGCTCGTTAGAAAACAAGTTGATGGTTCTACTTATTTGGGCTTGTTGTGGTAATTCTGCGTTTTCATTTTTTTCAATTTGAAATACACGCTCGCCTGTGCGTAGCAATTCTAATATTGCCTCTGACTCCTTGGATCGTGATGTCATTGCATCTAAGTCATCGCCACCGTATCCACGCCTTGAAATTAAAAGCCCGTAAGCTAGATCACAACAAATTCTTTTAAGGTACCCTTTAGAATCTTCTGTCATATCTAGTAAATCTGCAAGTAAGTACCTATTACCTGCAAGTATTGCACTGTTGATCATACCTGAAGCATCAGACAGGGCGGTCTGTACGACCAGCCCTGCTGTGCTGTTTCCAGCTAGTTCCTCCGCAGTTGCTCGTTGGTCTGTGTCTAACACAAGATCACCGATTCTACGGAGGTCGTAACGCATCAGAAGATCAGAAACTGTTGCGTGTGCCATTACGCACTCGTAATGCCAGTTACGACATTTTTGAGTTTGAATGCAGTGATAGGAGCAACAATTTCAATGCCGTAATCTTCTACAATACGAGCATTAATACGGCGGTTATCTGGATCGTCTTTTTGTTCAACAGTCATTTCTTCGTATGCGAAGAGATGCACAGTAGAGAACGAAGGCGAACCTTCAAAACCAACTAAGTCGCCTGGGCGTGCAAGAATCCACATGTCGCCTGAAGGAACAACATAGTCGCTTACTCTGGTTGCACCCTTCTTGTTGGATACCTTTACAACATCTTCGATGATGATGTCGTAACCGTACAACTTGTCAGGCAAACCATATTTACCATTCATAGAGTCTGAATCTCCACGAATCTGAGCAAGTGCTACTGGCGATTCTTTAAGGTAGGTGTGGAGTTCCTTAGATCGTGCAATAGCATCAGCCGTTTCAGGGTTGATGATAACGCACATCTCTTTAGGTCCACAAGCACCTAAGGTCGCCTTGTTGATTCTTCGGGAGATTGCATTGAATGCTTTCTTTAATACAGGCCCAACAGCACTACCACCATTGATGTCACCGGAGTCGCCTGCATCAAGTCGGTTACCACCTGTGATTACATTAGATGCTAAGGAGCAATCTACTGAGTCGATACTATCAGTACCACCCAATTGAATACCCCTGTCAGGACTACCGCTAGTAGTAACCGCAGTTGTCGTAGATGCGGAATCGTACAACTTTTTCCAAACTCTGACAACACGGGCGGTCATCGCTTGTTGTGCGTTAATCGCACTATAGCTAGCTACAATCTTCCAATCTGCTTGGTCAACTGCTTTATAGCCTAGCCTGAATGGGAATACATAGCGTTGAGTGTTAAAGTTTAACCACTCAAACTTTTCATTATTCCATTCGCCGTGTGGAGCATCATTACCATCGTGCCACACATGATCGTCAAGCTTATCGTAGGTAACCCTAGCAGCTTGCTCTGCATTAAGTTTCAAGTAATAACCTGAAGACTTTTTGACAGGGGTGATTGTAATATATTTGTTCAAACCAAAATCTTTAGGATTTCGGCTGAACGATACTACAAGTTGTCCCGTAGCGTCAAAGCTAGGGATGTATGTGTTTGTTCCACTTGGAAACTGAGCATTTTGCGATACAAAATCTGCCATGATATTTATCCTTAATTAGTTATATTGTTATACTGGTATAACCACAACATGTGGGTTTACCTGAATTAAAACTTTTTCTCCAGCAACAACACTGTTAAGTGCGGTGCCACCTACTTGGTAAGTACCAGCGGTAGTTCCAATAGTAATTGCACCACCGTTAAGAGCGGCATTCCCTGCTGTTCCACCTGTGTAGGCTTTAACTTTAGAACCAGCGGTAATGTTGCCACTTGAGCGAACCATGCACACATCGCCTAGGCCAAACACCTTTAGTGTTCTCCCTGCCTTAGCTGCAAGCTTGCTCTCAGTGCCACCTAAAAGGGTAGCAAGGTTTGGTGGATCAAATGTACCTTCTTGTGCTACACCGATAATTGGTTCGGTGGTGGCACTAACTTGGGATACTGTAAATTCCCCAGTCACTGTTACGAAACTTGCTGGAAAGATATCTCCACCAGCTACAAAAGACGGATTGTACAAAGGCATGAATTATTCTCCTAGTTAAAGTACTTTTTCAGCATTAATTTTACCAAGAGCTTCTTGGTAGGTAATGCCGTTTTGGGTTGCAAAATTAATAGCTTCGTTCACTTCGTCCTTAGTGCGGCCACGCACCCCACCAGAACGAGATTCTTGATAGTAAGAGGCCCGTGCACCAATAGGTGCCTTTTGGTATCTCTTACGGATGATTTGAAGATGTGCCCTATAGGTGTTCTCAGGTAGAGATTGCACCAAGGATAGCTCTTCACCACGATCTAACATGAAACCTTCTGCTTCCAATTCAATAAGATCTTTCTCACGCTCTGCACGCTGGAATTTAATCTTGATGTTTTGGATCTCCTTGTGGAGAAGTTGGTTTTCCTGTTCTACCCTGGATAGTTTAATTCTGTCGTATCGCCTGTTACCACGACTAGACTGAATAGGTTGTTCTTCCTCCGTAGATTCTTCTGGCATAGGCTCTTCGCCGCCGCCATCATCCATAGGAGGTGCACCACCGTTAGGGTCTTCCATGCCTTGTTCTGGCATAGGGGCTTCTTCACCGGGCATTCCCTCAGGCGGCATACCACCTTCCTCAGGTGGTGCTTCACCACCCTGCTGTGAAAGTTGTGTAAGAAATTGCCATACATCCGTTTGTTGGAGTCCGGCTAAAACACCGTCAATAATACCTTGTTGATCATTCATTCCTATAGTCCTTTGATATTTTTTAACCCCGCCTTTAGAAAGTCGGAGTAGGCCTAAGTCTCGTTCAGGAGTAGTTGCACCGAGCAAACTAATCGGGTCAATCTTATAGTCACTTAACCAAAGTTCTATTGATCTCCTTGGGAAACCACGAACCTTGTCAGCAGCGTGTTTGAAGAACTTGAAGGTTGCTGTGATACACTTCCTACCTGTCTTGAAGAACGGCTCTACCTTTAGGTTGGTAGCGTATCCAACAATCTCAGGTTGCTCACCTTCAGGTGCATCATCCTTGGTATGCCCAATGACTAATGGAATTTCGTCACCAGTATTACCCATCCGCTTATTGTTTACTCTAACTATCTCAGATAGCTTCTTCTGGTCGAGCCGAATCACCACATTCCCTTTGCCATCCTTAAGCTCATGCTCGTCCAGAATAGGAACATGGTGTTTAACAATCATATCATTGTCGTCCATTAAGCTCCTCGCAGTTTTTTAATCATGTGTGTTAGGTTGGAGTCTTTTTCAAACCTTTTAACACCGTCATTCTGTGGTGCAAATTGTCCGCCGTTATAGTTCCTACCACGGAATGTAATACCGTGTGCACCTGCTCGATACTGATTTGCTGCGTGTGCGGATTTCTTAGCAAACTTTTGTGGTTGTGGGGCTGTTCGCATTTTATCCCATACCTTTCCAGCTTTGTTATATTCCTTCTCTGCGGCTTTTGCAAAAGCCCGCAGTGAAGGTACACTGTGTTCTAACTCTGAACTAATAGCCTCTAAGGAAAAGTAATCTCCATCCTTAGCGTCTTGAATCAAGTGTTGTGCGTGTTCAGGTATCACACTTTGCACTTGAAGACTATCAATTAACTTTTTTAAACCACTGCTCTGAAGTACTGTCCTTGCGTGCTCTTTGCAGTACATCTCTCTTCTATTAGATTCACTCGTCATGTCGTCATACAGACTAGGATCATTTTGCAGTGAGCTAACCGCACCTTCTATGTCTGACCAACTAGCATCGGGAATCAACTGTTGGTATTTTGATAGATGCTCTGGCTTTATATTTTGAAAATCCTGACTTAGTAAATCCCCAACAGCTGGTAGTTCTTTATTAGGTGTGTTGTGTTGTCTCAGGAAACCTTCTAACACCCTACGACTACGATCAAATTTTATTTTGGCCTTGGTTTTGCGGGATAGTTGCTGGGCTTGCCCTGTGCTGGTGCTTGTGCCATTGGTGGGTGCCCCACTAGTATTGTTGGTAGCCCCGGCCTTGTTATTATTCTGCTCATACTCACCTATGATGTTTGTGTAAGCTTGTCTGGATTTCGGTAGAGCACCAGCGCTATTCCAATCACCATTATGCCCTACAATTTCACCTTGTCCAATGTTTTCTACTACATTTAAGTTATTATTTGTAGCATATTGGTCTACATTGTTTCTCATACCTCTGTTCGGGTCGTACACTAATACTTTAGTGTTTGTCTTTCCAGGTAGTAATGTCTTGTAGTTTATACCTGCTGCTACTAGTGAATCTCGCACCTCGCCCATGTCCGTTGAAGGGTGTGTGATGTGGTACAAACTGTCTGGACCTTGTGAGTTTGGATGGAACACAAGTACAGATTTTTTTTGTCCTGAGATACCGTGCCAAGCTGCTAGGTATTTTAATCTAGCTGGATCTGTGCCCTGCGGTGCTGTGTGTACGATTGATTCTTCAGAACCGTTAGGCCAATCACCTACTGCATTCTGTGCAGTGGTTTCTACACCACCCTTAGCATTAATCTGATTACCAAGTGCACCTTGTGCTAGGTTCTTACCACCTGGAGATTTAGCCACGGCGTTGGAGAACGGCTGGTTGGTTCTAGTCGCAACAGGTGCTCCTGTCATACCACCGGGTGCCTGTGCGAACTGTGCGAATTTTAAACGCCGTCCTAATTTTTTAAGCTGTGCTAGTGCTTTATCATTTTCTAATTTTTTAGCCGCTTGGCTCATAAATGCAGCGGTTGCACCTGATCCACTATTCACAGCCATCCGGTTTAAAAACGCCCGTGCGTGCCCTATTAATTCCTCAGGTATTAATTTTATAATCTTTGTGTCTTTGTCTACTCCACCTTTTTTTATGGTTTCAAGGAGTTCTTTAAGACTCTTTGTTTGCTTATCGCCCGTACTGACAGACGAAGTAACATCTGCTGAATTTGCGTGCCTTCGTTGCGTGTTTTCCATGAAGGCTTTAAGGCCGGAATCTTTATCGGAAGTGCCATGTAATATCTCCAATCCTAAGTTTGAAAATTCCTCAACTTTATCCATATCACCAACAGTCATATTATCTAAAGCTTGGTCTAAAGTCATGTGATTAAACACAGAGTATTCAATAATACCTTTTAGACCGCACCAACCAGATGCCTGAACATCAGCGGCCTCCCAATTCTTCTTACTAGCTGTGGAGTCGGTGCTATTGTAGTACGGGCTTGCAGGGTGCTCAGGGGCAACTTGAATTTTGTTAAGTAAATCTGCCTGTTCATTAAAACCCGCAGCAAAGAATTTATAATCGGCATCCGTATATAAGTTTTCGTTTTTAGTGCTTATTTTTTGACCAAACTTATTTTGTGGAACCCCGTGAGAGTAAGACTCCCAAACATCAAGAACACCTTTTTCAGAAAGGCCCCAACAAGCTAATCTAAAATTTTCTATTTTAGGCCCACCTGTAAATAAAGGAGTGCTCAGGCCTAGTAGTTTTTTTTCATCTCCCATAAGTGCACTTTTAATAGATCCACCGTATACAGATGCCTTTTTTGTATCAACCTCCTCGGTTTTTTTTGTGCCTCTTTTTACTTTTTCTTCAAGTGGTGCAAGCCTTATCCATTCAGCAAGTGTTCTTGTGTCCGCTCCTTTACCATCCTCACCCTCACCTTCCGCCTCTTCTTTAGCTAAAGTTACACTACCTTTGTGTTTTTCAACCCAGTCTACAAAATTATCGTAGGTGAAGCCTTTTGGAGGGTTTGATTCTTTATATTCTTCCCAAGCATCCCAAGCGTGTAACGCTATAGTTAGATTGGATTTTACACTAATCCCAGGCGATGTTGCTGCTAAAACAGCGGAAAACCTAGCAGAATCTATAGCAGATTCTAAAAAAGCACTTTTTGGCTTGCTTTGGTTTTTTTCCCATTCTTTAAATTCATTCTGTGCTTTTCTTGCAATAACTATAGGTGTGTTATCTTCGTGGTTTATGTCGTGCCCGTTGTCGTGTAGCCCAAACATTGCGTGAATCATTTTAGAACTATCCCGATACCAATTTCTTTTAGTAACCCCGATAGCAGAAGCACCTACTCTAAGGTTGTTGGAATGTGCACTGTTGTAAGCTTTAACCCCATTAACAAGTGCCCTATAAGTCATACGCATGTCATCAGTAGTCAGAACTTTTAAAGCAACATGGTTTGCTGGAAGAAGTCTTACTAAGTCTGAATGGGATATTTGATCAATTATTCTTTCATCGTTATCTGTTTTTCTAAGTTCAATAAGACCTTCCCTAAATTTAACTTCATCTAACTCAGCAGGGGTTCTTTGAAAGTCAGGATTATCTCCTATATTAGGGGCAGTTGTAAAAAGTCTTGCAAATGTTGTATCTCCCTTTGGTACTAACTTTGCTTTACTATTTCCTATAATTTTTGCAGCTTTTTCGTTTTGTGTTAAAGACCCCGGCATGTGGTCGCCTAAAGACATTAGCTTTTTATATTCTTGGGGGTACTCAGTTTCTAATTTTCGTAACTCTGCCTTAGGTATACCTTGCCCTGGCAAGTATTGTTTTCCGTGTATTGTAACTACACCTGCACCAGCCCAATACCCACTGTCGCTAGCTGAGAATTGATCTAGCGTTTGTCCAAAAGTTAATTGTTTGTCTAACGCTCGGTCTATATTCCCAGGTATGTTTTTTATTTGTGGTAGTGAGGATGGCGCCGCAGGGTTTTCGTTTCTTCCGATAGCGTGTGGTGAAAATGCATACTCGTTAGTCATCTGTTCAATAACATCATTTTCTGCTGAATCTCTTTTGTCAGGGTGAACTTCTAAAGCTTGTGCAAAAGTTCGCCTTACTGGTTTTTCTCGTTCAACTATTTGTCCTTTAAATTTGCCCCATGTGTGCATCATTGCGGGCTTCCCTTTGGTGCTTTCTGGCCTAGCTGCTAAACGAGCGTTACCTTGTTCTATAAGGTAGGATCTTTCGTCATCCGTAAGTGTTCTACCGTGTGCCCCAATGTGGTCAGGGTTGTTTATAACACCTGCTATATTTCCTCTAAACCATCCACCACGAAGATTACCGCCGTATCTGTCAGGATCTGATTCTATTAATCTAGCCTTTTCGTCTTTCTCATTTTGTTTTTTAACTTGGGCATCGGACAATTCCCCTTTTTGCTTAGGTATTGCTTTAGGTTTTTTTAATGGTTTAGGTTTTGTTAATGGTTTAGGTTTTTCCGCATCTTTATCAAACTTAATCCGTGCGACATCACGGGCTAATCGAGCAAACCTAATGAATGGGTTGTAATTAAGCATATTACCTGCCTCTTAGTCTTTGACCTAACCTTGGGAATAATTTTGGCTGTTGGGCTACTGGTGCAGGCGTATTAGCCGCCTTAATAGTAGTTGTAATAGGGCTAGGGGCTGGCTTTGTAAATATAGGATCTTTATTAGGTCTAATTAAATTATGTGCTCTTGGGAATCGTGCAGTCCTACCATTCCCTTGGTTTGCATAATTACCACCAACAGGTGCCTCTTCTGTCTCTGGCTCTGGTTTAGCTACCTGCGGTGTCATTAAACTTTTAGGTGGACCTTGTTGCGTTTTATTTACTTTAATGTTACCTGGATTAGGTCCACCCTTAGTGTTCCCTATAGGTTTAGGAGATGGCGCTGCTTTTGGTGGGGCTGGCTTAGGCTCTGGTTTAGGTGCCATAGCCCCTTGATTCTTATCCTTATCTACATCTAGCTCTTCTCGCTTAGTGGGTGGTCGATTATCAACAGGTGGTTTGTATTGTGAATATTTAGGTGGCGTGTATGGGCGTTCTGGTTCTTCCATTGGTTTTTCCTGAATTGGCTGTTGTGCAGGTATTGGGGCAGGTGTAGGTGACGCAATTGGTTGTGTAGACTCAGGCTTTATGATAGGCCTGTCATTAACATCTTTGTTAGGGTTTACTTGACTAGGTACTTGTCCTTGTGGTGGTCTGGCTTGCCTAGGGAAGTTGCCTCTCTCATGGTTAAATCTCCAAACCTCTAGCTGTTGTTGTGGGCTAAGTTTGGTGTAGTCGTCAGGTGCTCTTGTGGAACCCTCCGCCGCCATTCTAGCATTATTTCTATCTTGAAACTCTCTTAATTGTGCGTGCTGTTGTGGGGTTAGGGCATCGGATGGTTGTGAGGTGTTTGGAACACCTACTTGTCCACCAGCTTGATTTGCAGCTTGTACTTCCTGACGAGTTGGAATTCTTTTACCTGTGTTTTGACCTTCTGCAACCATAGCCTCGTAGTTGAAACTTCCGTCTTGGCGTATCATCCCTTTACCCCTAGCATCGTTTAGCACAGGGTCAGGTTTATAATTTTGCATGGGGTTAGGCGGTAGAAATCCAGGGTGTTTTTTACGCATCTCCTCGTAGTGTCTTTGTTGTGCTCGAACTGCTTCTGCGTGAATGTCGTCAGGATTTGTAGAACGGTTTCTTTCCCAATCTTGATTAGGGTTTCCTTGTGGAGTCATTAAATCTTTAGGGGGTCCTTGAATTCTACTTACATTTTCAGCGTTACCGTGTTGGTTACCAAATTTGTTTCCGTAATTAGTCACATTAGCCGCAGCTTGAGGCCCTGATAGGTGGTAGTGCGAATTACCTTGTGCAAGGTGTTCGCCTGTTATAGCCCCCGGACCTAAAATTGGGGCACCCGCAGGTTTTCCAGGTACATATTTTTGAATAACATTACCAAAAAAATCTTTTCTTTCCGGTATATCCGCTACTGCTGGAGTGCCAGGCTTTGAATATCCTTTAAATTCATTATAAGCAGTTGCTCTATCTTGTCTGTCTTTATTAATATTTATAGGTTTGGCAGGAATAGTGTTAACCCTAGATGGCCCACCATTACCACTTTTAATAGCTTGCATAGCTGCTTCTTGTTCTGCGTGTTGTACTGCTTCACTGCGTGGATCTATCGGCATTGTATTTTCCTTAGTTGTTAGCAATTAGGCATTGAACCATCAGGTCGCCTTGTAAATTTATCTTTAGATATATGAGTGTTTGTGCCTGAAGGTTCAGAACCGCCGCCCATACCTGCACCAAATCTTTTTTTACCACCAAGTGATTTATCTCTAGAGCCAAATGGTTGTATATTTGCATCCTCATTAGGTTCACCACCTGTTACTTTTTTATGGTCGTTTCTTCCTTGAGTTAATGCATTCTTTTTATTTTGTTTATCTTTAACTCTTTTAACAGTTTCTCCAGGTGTTGCACCAGATTTCTTTACATGCTTCGTGTTCTTATCAGTCTTCATAGCATTCTCCATAGGGTATTCTTTTTTCATCCAACTATTCCACGCAGTTTTACCATACTCATTTACACCTTTTCTAACTTCATTTCCATGTTGGGCTTTTTTAATAGCTTTTCTAATATTGTCGCCGTGCATATCTAAACTCCTTTGTTAAAATTACACACAAGGGCGGGGGGCTTTATGCCCCCGCACCTTGTGCCCCGTCCGGTGTAGGTTGAGCCGCTTCTGCACCTTGTTCAGGTATAGGCCCTGGTTGCCCTTGTTGAGGCACACCTGTTGGCTGGCTACCCATTGTGGACGGGTTTAGCGGCATGTTTTGGGCTAGTATCGCATGACCGGGTTGTGGTCGGCTCAAGCCTAAAATAGCCCTAAGTTCATCTTCATCTAAAGTACCACCCATCTGATAAAACGCTTGTGCTGCTGTGAGTGTTTCAGCAGCATTAGGTTTATCAATATCGAATTTCCACCGTATCTGTGGTAGTCCGGGGAAGTTGTATTTCTGAAGAGTCGCAACAAGTTCTTCCGTCAGTGTGTCTTGTAGGTTCATCGCATCGTATCGCACCATCCTAGAGTGCGTATCGCCGATCTCCTCTGCCTCTCCTGAGGTCATTTCATTGTCATCGGCACCCTTTATGAACCTTCTGATCTGTTGATCAAAATAGGCCGTAATAAGGTCGTACAATAGCTGTGCACCAGCGGGTGATGGGTCAATTCTCTCTATCCCCGGACCCGCAGTTGAGTTGTCACGGTATCTTGGGAATAGGATTGTGTTGTTCCGCATTTGCTCCTCAGCACACTGCTTAACTTCTGCTAAGGATTGTGGGTTACCAGCCTCGAAGTAGTACACAGTGAGTCCACCTGCACCAATTCGTTCAAGGTAGTCCATCAGAAAGGTCAAAACTTGTGACCTTAGATACCACAGCCAGTAAATCTTACTGCGGATACCTACACCATGAATACCACCAGCTAGCTCGCCTTCATAGAAGTCAGCGTCTTCTGGTTCGTGCTTGTGTATGATTAGTTGCTCTCGTTCAGCAGGGTCAAAAAAATGTGCCCTTCCACGATCCGTAATAGCCCATGTACCGTCAAAAGTTGCGTGCACTAGTATTCCAGCCTGTCCTGAATACCTGAACACAAGCTTGTCACCGTTGATAGGTTTAAAATCCTTAACCAGCATACGGCGTTTCTTTGTTGAGAAATCCCACTCGTAGTTTAGCTGGACAGCGTACCTACCATAAAACATTGCTTCTAATAGGTGCATCAAAAGTTGCTGGAGCCTTGGAGTCTGTTTAATGATATCCGTTAACTCTTTAGCTGCTTCTGTCTGTGCTGTGTCTTCTGGGTTCTGTGGCTCTAGGTGCCACCCCAATTGTGCGGTTGGCATTTGTCTAGACCGTATGCACTCCATGATCACAGGGTCACGCCGCATCGCAAGTGTGTTTTTTGCACTGTGTCTAAGTGCTTCATCGAATGTGTAACGGTATGTGCGTGATGCCCAATTCACAACTTGACTGAATGTCATGAAGTGTGGTAGTGGTTGACCGCCATCCCCAGGCACACGACCTTCTTTCATCTCTGCTTCTGGAAAGTCGTACCCACGCTCTTGTGGTATCTGTGCGAACGGGTCTGGTATTACATCATCATTAGCCATGTATATTTGGACCCCCGCTTTTCAGCGAGGGCCTCTTTTGGGTGCACCCAGTCTATGGGGAAATAGACATCAAGGTAGTTATAAGATACCATTGGTAGACTATTAGTCAATACTAATTTAGGCTATACACTTTATTGAAATGTCATATAATAACCAAGTGTTGATTTTTAGCCTCATTTATATTAGAAAAGAGGGTCAAAATGCGGTATTTATCGGTATGTTCAGGTATAGAAGCAGCATCTGTTGCTTGGAAAAACCTAGGGTGGAAACCCGCAGGTTTTTCTGAAATAGAACCTTTTCCTTGTGAAGTTTTAAAACACCATTACCCTAAAGTTAAGAATTATGGAGACATCAATGAGCACAAAAAATGGAAACTCCCAACAATTGACCTTCTGGTCGGAGGAACACCTTGCCAATCTTTCAGCATTGCAGGCTTGCGAGGTGGATTGGACGATCCCAGGGGAAACATCATGCTTACCTACCTTAGAGTCGTTGAAAGTAGACGGCCTAAGTGGGTTGTGTGGGAAAATGTCCCCGGTGTATTGTCATCTAACGGAGGAAAAGATTTTTCTACCTTCATCACATCGTTGGGGAACATGGGGTATGGGTGGGCCTACAGAGTGCTTGACGCTCAATGGTTCGGACTCGCCCAAAGACGCAAGCGTGTGTTTGTTGTCGGATGTCTTGGAGACACAACAAGTGCTTCCAAGGTATTATTTGAGTGCGAAAGCGTGCGCAGGGATTCTACGCCGAGCAGAGAAAAGAGGAAAGAAATTACCGGAACTATTACACGAGGCTTTGGCGACCGTGGTGTTGACCACTCACAAATAGTTGACGGTGCTTACAAGATAGAATACTCATCGCCTATCACAGGTGCACTCGCTGCTGCTGATGGGCCTAAGGGTGTAAGTGATCAGTACGCACATGAAGGTAAGCTTGTGAGTGTTATTTGTAGAAGTTCAGGACAGGGTGACGCAGAGGTGTGCTACGACCTGTGCCCAACCCTAAACTGTCTTCATGAAGCACCACACATAGCCACCTACGACATGAAGCAACACCACAACCCACAACTTAGCGACACAGCACAACTCACAACAAAGAATTGTGCGAATGTTCGTGGTGACACACCGCTAGCGTCTATCTCGTTTGAACCCGGAATCGCAGCTAGGGAAGGTAGCCCTAGCAGGTTTATACCGGAGATGACAGGTACACTAAGGGGTGATATGGGAGACAACCAAGTTGCTGCTGCCTACAACATCACATTCTGTGATTCTAATGGCACTAGGAAAGACAGACCCAATGGTGGTTTGTATGTGAATGAAACTGAGTCTAGCAACGCCTTGACTTCGTCAGGCGTTGCGGGAACTACGGTTGTTAAAAATACGGCTGTTAGAAGACTTACACCCCGTGAATGTGAAAGGTTACAAGGATTTCCTGACGACTACACATCTATTGCGTGGAAGAATAAACCTGCCGAATTGTGTCCAGATGGCCCTAGGTATAAAGCTCTAGGGAATTCTATGGCTGTGCCTGTTATGCGTTGGATTGGTGAACGAATTAACAAAGTAAACAAGGAGCTAAAGTCATGAAGTTACTAACACAGAATTCTGAACTGCGTAAGGATGGAATTTGGAATTGGACTATACCTGCATGGAATGTAAAAATGTCAGATGGTAGCTGGTTCAACTGCTGCCCTAATGCAGGTGTGTGTGCGAAGATGTGCTACGCACGCAATGGCACTTATCTTTTCCCAGTGGTGAAGGCTAAACACCTTGCTAACTTGGAGCACTTTATTTTTAAACAATCTCAGTGGTTTACTGACATGAGTGCGGAGATACGCAAAAAGAAAAACTTGCAATACCTGAGGATACACGATGCAGGGGATTTCTTTTCAGACGACTACCTACAGTCGTGGATTGATATAGCTTTGCTTCATGAGCAAGTCACATTCTACGCATACACAAAAGAGGTTAGCCGTTTTAAAAGATTCCAGCGTGAAATACCACACAACTTCAGGTACTTGTTTTCTATGGGTGGCAGGGAAGATCACCTAATTGACAAGGAGAACGACAGGCACTGTGATGTTTTCCCTACAGAACAAGCACTTTTAGACGCTGGTTACATGGATCAAGGTGCTAATGATTTACTTGCAATCGCCTTGCCAACAAATAAGATTGGGATTGTCTCTAATAGGATACCTCAGTTTATTAAAATACAAGATGGTTTAACATTTGGGCAGGCACAAGCTAAACGACAATCTAAAAGATTTAAAGGATAACATGACTCCTGAATTACTAGAAGTCCTTGAACGCATTGAAACTGCGTTCAAGGCCTCCAAACCATTTATACAAATGAATGACGCACTTGTGCTGTACAAATTTATACAAGAGCTACGATCCCTAGATAAGTAGGGATTGTGAAGATAATGTCATTTTTTTTATTCTGTAAATTTTAGGTACCCCCCCCA